ACTTTTGCTTTCTTCACTCCAGCCCTTGTGTCATTAAGTTCAGACTGAAGGGCATCATATTTTTCTTGCCAAGAGGAGTCTAGGCTTTCAATATCACCGCCTTTCTTTGCAGCCTCAAGCCTAGCCTGTTCTGCCTCTTCTGCTTTCTCTTGTGCCTTTTGCTGCGCGGTTTTCTTTTCGCCCAGCAACTCATCCCTATTTGCTAAAACCTTTCCAAACTCTTCTTTTGACACCATACCAGCCATCTTTTCTTCAAATTGCTTGATAAGGCTCTGTTTTACCTCGTCAGATAGTTCGACACCATCGAAATCTAACATATTGCTCTCCTTTAGTTTATTTAAAGTTAATTGTAAACCGTTTTTTGTCTTATGCCAAATTTATGCCAAGTTTGCATCTTTAAATGCTTGTGGCGCTTCTTTTTTCATTTGCTCTAGGGTTCTAGGTTTAAAATTTGTATTTAATGACAGCCTAGAAAATTCATCAGACGTTAAGCCGCCATTCCTTAAAAGCTTGCCTCTTGTTCGACCTATAATTTCATCTTGAAAGCTAGCAGGCTGAGTTTTTAGCCATGTGTAATAGGTTGTCTTAGTGCTTACTTGTCCAGCTCCATCGGCACCCTTTTCTGGTCTCTTTGCGCCCTTATCTAAAAAATCAAACTTACTTGATAGTATTGGTGTGACTGTTGACCTGCAACCATAATGAACTGGAGGTCTAGGGCCTTTGTCTAGCTTAAACTCTTGACCATCTAGCGACCTACACACAGTGGTTGTTCTGCTGTCTAAAGTAGAAACCCACCTCACACCCTTTATAATGTCTTTATTGCTATCCCACGTCCTTTGCCGGCCCTGTTCGCCTGCATTTTGAACTGCAGTTCTCACCATTATTCTATTATTTCTATTAATCGCTGATAATTGACCATCTCTAAACCTTTGCCCTGATGTGCCTCTTATATCTCTTGTTATTTGTGAAATTGTCTTACCTTCAGCAAAACCCTGTGATATTGAGCCAGTTATTAGCGCTCTTTGGCTTTGCGTGTACTGCCTTAAAAAAGGCTGCAGCGTCATACCTTGAGATTTACCACGAACAGATAAAGGCTCGTTTCTATATGCCGCTATTAGCTGATTTTCGCTAGGCTTGATTGCTTCAAAGTCGCTTACGGTTTCTTGTAGCGCTTCTATCTCTAATTCAGATTGAGTGATAGCAACATTATTCAAGTTAAGCTCTAGCTGTTGTAAGTAGCCATCATCACCATTATAAATGTCATCTTGGATTGCATTAATATCTGACAATAGAACTCTAAGCCTGCGCTTACTTTCTATAGTTTCGCCCTCTTCTGAGAGTCTAAGGCGTATATCTCTGTCCATTTTACGCAAAAAAGGCATAAATTTTTCGTGAATGTCCTCCTTAACACCCTCTAATAAAACTTGCCTCCTGATTGCGTCATTCGTCAGAGCTGGTGAAGTTTCCGCCATCTAGGTTTAATCCCTGAGTTTCATTGTCAATATTGCCGTTCATTTCTTCTAGGTCTTTCTGTTGATAGATAATGCCGCCTTTTTTCAACTTAGAATCAAGTACATCCTTATCTATTGCGCCTGACTGCCAAATTCTAACCAATCCTTCGGCCTGCTCTGGCGTTAATGTCATATCAACCAACTGAGTATTAAGCTCAAAAACAATATCTTCTGGTATATTCCCCTGATAGGTAAATAGTGCAACATCATTAAGGGCCTTAGAATATGCGCTGTTTATATTCCTGGCGCCAACAGATAAAGAGCTAGTATCTGCCTCATGCTTTATACGCGCAGCCTCCGCTGTCTCAGCTTGCCCTCCACTTGATACAACTCTAGCGCCCAAAGCTATCATCTGTTCTTCTTTGTGCTTCATGCCCTCCATTGGCATTGAGTTTGCTTGTGCTTGCAAAAGTTCAGCGCTTGAGCCTGTTGGTCCAGCTAGCCCCGCCCTTGAGCCAAATGGAACACCATCACTGTAAAACTCTTTCATCCATGCTTCGTTCATTCCTGACATAAACAAAGTTGGCTGGCCTACAATAAAGCTAGACTCTTCATAATCAGCACTGTTCCTATAATGCTTAATATTAACGTCTGCTATTTCTTGCAAAGGCGCATCATCTATTGACGGCCTATTGTTTGCAGCACCAACAAACTGGAAAGGAATGTGGTTAAAAGGTCTGTTGCCCCCTGTTTTCGGCTCAAAGCTTTCTATCATTCCGCCAGAATCATCATAAACCTCAACATAATAAACTTGATCATCAGATAATCTTAAGCACCTGTACTGTGTTTTCTTTTCTAGGTCATAATCAGAATTCCTTTCACAGACCTCCTCTTTTAGCTTTACATAGATCAACTTGGTTACAGCGCCAAACCTTTTACAGTCCCAATCTAAAATGCACTCAGCGGAATAAAAGTTTATTGTTGCCCTCATTCCAGCCCGTTCAACATCAGCCCTTGTTACTTGCCCGTTTGTTTTTGGATAGTCAGTATAAAGTCCAGCCCTACCTATAGAGCCAACATCACGCGCAACCTCTTCTGATTGCTGAGCTAAGCCTACCTCTGTTCCGTCTGCATCAGTTATTAAATACTGCATTTCTTCTGGAAGCTCAATTTTAGGCTCTGTTCTAAAAACCATGCCCATCATGCCGTTAAGCGTTCGCCCAGTGTAGCCAACAAAAGAAGCCCTCTGAAGGTATTGAGCATACCTAGCCATATTCCTACTGCTTGTATCTGTTGGATTGGGCATAGGCAAGTAGATTGGAGAACAAAATAAATGGCCATCGGGAATAAGATTATTTGATTTTATCGATGATGAGTATGCTTTATCCCTATCTTTTATAGCCTTTTCACCGGCCACACAATCCCTTATTGTTTGCCATATTGGCTCATGCTCTGTGTATTCATCATTTATAAAATCTACATTCATCACATTATCCAGTTTACATTTAAGCTTGAAACTTGCTTTATTATAGGGTATTCAAACGCAATAAAATAGCCTAGCGCATCGTTGGTATGATCCTTGCCTTGTGTTTTGTCCGGCTCCCCTCTTTCATTATATATTTGCTGCTCTAGGTTTTCGGTTGTAACTGGGCATTTAGCAGTATTAACTTTATAGATTCTTTTCTTTTTCCCATTACACAAGGCAGCGTTGACAGCATTGATTCTATCTTTTACCGCTGGGTTAACATTTTCATTATAAACGGTAAATCCTGCAGAATTTAACAACGATATATCTGTCTCGCTTGCGTTAACTGTTTTCCTTGAGTTTCCTGAAGCATCGGGGTATATACAAACGTGATTATCTGGGTATCTCTCTTTTATTATTCTAATAATATCGGGCGTATCATAAGCCCCTATTATCTCATCAACAGCCCTTGGCTCATTCTCTCTTTTTACGTGAACCACTGCACTCATATTAGCGACATTAAAATCCATGCCAATAAACAAAGGTTCATAACCGTCAACAATATCATCACAATGGTTTAGCTTTCTGTCAAATTGCACATAAACAGTGCCAGAGCTTAAATTAACAAACTGCCCCTGAATATATGCCTCAATTAAGTTTTCGGGATATGACTCATATAGTGAGCTAATGTAATCATCAGGCAAAAACTTCTCATTCTCATAAGTTGAGGCTTGGACCATTGAATATGACTCGCTAGGGCTTTTTGCAAACTTTTCATAAACAAACATAAACCCCTCTGGAGTTGTAGTTACACCCACGCCATTAACAACACCGTCAATCTTGAGCCTTAGCCTAGCTATTATCTTTTGCCATGCCTGCTCGGCTTTCTTTTTAGGCAGCGTGTCAATCTCATCAACCAAGGCCCTAGATATTTTAAACCCTACAATTGAGTTTGGCTTATCCATTGACCTGCAAATGATAGTTCCATAATAAACCCTACCCCTGTATATATGAACTTCTTTGTTCGCCTCTCTTGTCTCACACCTAAAGCCCATTAATTCCGCAGCTTCTTCAAAGGTTGGAAAAAATATATCCCTTATGCTTGGATATGTGGGGCCGAAATAACCTTGAACAGTTTTTGGGTTTCTTGATGCAAATATTAGGAGGTCCAAGCACCCTACAAAGGTCTTTCCTGATCCGAATCCGCCCACATAGGCATTAAACTTGTTATTTAGGCCATTTAAGAAAATGTTTTGAGGTGCGCTAAGTTGTAGCATTTGTGACTTTTATCTCGCTCACCG